ACCTACTTGTTTGTTCTACTGCTGATCGTTGTAGATATTGCTTCTATCTGGTGGGCATGGTCTTCTGGGGCTGCGTTTGCCGAAGCTATTCCAATGGTATTTGATGCAGATGAGATGCAGATTTTGGCGTCTATTATTGCTTTCTGGTTTGGGACTCAAGCCTTTAGTAAGAAATGAAAGTAAGCGAAAAAGCTCTAAAAATGATTCGTCACCATGAAGGTGTCCGCCAGCGTCCATATCGGTGTCCCGCAAAATTGTGGACGATTGGTGTGGGTCATGTACTCTACCCACGGCAAGGTGCTTTAAAAATAGACGAACGGGATGCCTACCCACTGGAATATAAAGATGACCGTACTTTTTCGATGGAGGAAGTAGATGACATTCTTAGAGACGATCTTAATCGCTTTGAGCGAGGTGTTGAACGCTACTGTCCCGTTAAGCTCACTCAAGGTCAGTTCGATGCTCTTGTTAGCTTTAGCTTCAATATTGGTCTGGGAGCATTACAGCGCAGCACCCTCCGTCAAAAAGTTCTTCGGGGCGAAATGGAAGGGGCGGCAGAAGAGTTCTTGAAATATACACTGGCTGGGGGTAAAGTACTAAAAGGTCTAGTAACCCGCAGGAACGATGAACGTGCCTTATTCTTAAGCTAATATGCCACTCCAAAAATTACAATTCAAACCAGGTTTAAACAGAGATCAAACTAACTACACCAATGAGGGTGGGTTCTTTGAGTGCAATAAAGTGCGCTTTCGCTCTGGCTATCCGCAGAAAATAGGTGGTTGGTTACGCTATGGGACGTTCACAATCGCAGGAATATGTCGTCAGATGTTTAACTGGATTACCACGGCTTCGGATAACTATCTAGCCCTTGGAACGTCTAAGAAACTTTACATTGAAGCGGGTCAGATTCTAAATGACATTACACCTATACGGCAGACTTTTACTACTACGGCTACAGACAACTGCTTTACCACTGTTAATGGCTCGAAGACCGTCACCGTTGCAATTACGTCCCATGGAGCTTTAGACGGAGACTATGTAACTTTTTCAGGGGCTACAGCGGTAGGCGGGATTACGGCTCCTAACTTAAATACTGAGTTTATTATTACTTTAGTAAACGCAAATTCCTTTACGATTACCACTGCGACTGCGGCTACGTCTTCGACTTCTGGAGGTGGGTCTGCTATTACAGCAGCTTTTCAGATTAGCATAGGAAATAATAATGCTGCATACGGAAACGGTTGGAGTGCAGGTGCATGGGGGACTAGTGCTTGGGGAGCTGGCAGTCCAACGCCAGTGGTTCTTTCTCAACGAGATTGGTTTTTACAAAACTTTGACAATGACTTAGTTGCTAATATCCGTAATGGTGTTATCTATTATTGGCAATATTCAGGCGGTCCATCAACAAGAGCCACACCTTTAGCTACCACCACCATTGATGGAATAGCCCCATCTGACGTTCCAACGCAGGCAATGCAGGTCTTAGTTTCCCAAAATGATAAACACCTTATTTGTTTTGGCGCTCAACCTTTTGGTGGTTCTCCAACTGACTTTGACCCCTTATTAATTCGCTGGGCAACCCAAGATCAACCTAATGTCTGGACACCCCAAGTCACCAATTCGGCAGGTTTTATACGGGTATCCCGTGGTTCCGCTATTGTCTGTGCGGTTGCAACAAGACAGGAGATCCTTGTATATACAGAAGGAACCTTAAATTCTTTCCAGTTCGTAGGCACCACAGACGTCTTTAGTCTTAATGAGCTTTCGGACAATATCTCAATTCTTAGCCCACGCTCAGTCGTTACTGTCAATAACACGGCTTATTGGTTTGGGCATGACAAGTTCTATGCTTATACAGGACGGGTTGAGACTTTGCCTTGTACGATTAGAAATCATGTCTTTCAGAATCTAAACTACTCTCAAGCCGACCAGATTGTTTCTGGATCTAATGAGGGCTGGAACGAGGTCTGGTGGTTCTACCCAACGGCAGACAGTCAAGTCAATAACGCCTACGTCATCTATAACCACTTAGAAAAGATTTGGTATTACGGCACGATAGACCGTACTGCGTGGTCAGACTCGTCACTAAGGGAATACCCTCAAGCGGTTACAGGAACCTACCTTACAGGTTCTATTGCTTCTACGACTTTGACAGTCACTGGGGTTTCGGTAGGCGTCTTACAAGTCGGCTCTGTTATTACTGGAACAGGCATAGCGACAGGAACCACGATAACGGCTCTAGGCACTGGGACTGGCGGGACTGGGACTTACACAGTCAATATCTCTCAAAGTGTCGTATCAACTGCTATTACGGCTGACAGTATTATTTACAACCACGAGCAGGGATTAAATGACGGCACAAATGCAATGACTTCGTTTATTTCGTCTTCAGACTTTGACCTCGTAGACGGGGATCAGTTTATCCTGACTAAGCGGATTATCCCTGACCTTAGTTTTGCGGGATCAACTGCCACTTTGCCTGCGGTGACTATGTATATCAAACCACGGAATTTTCCTGGCAACGCCTATTCCAATATAGAATCTCAGAATGTGATTGAAACTTCGGTAGACGTCTTTACCGAGCAGATCTTTATGCGAGCTAGAGCTAGACAGATGGCAATCCAGATTGAGTCTACAGAGTTAAATGTCCAGTGGCAGTTAGGTAGTCCTAGATTGGATGGCAGACCAGATGGACGTAGATAATGGCAATGCAAAAGTTTCGGGCGCCAGCTCTTCCGCTTGCGACACCAGAATACGACCAACAGCAACTGTCTCAGTTAATTGGGGTTTTACGGCTTTACTTCACCCAATTAGACTCCAACGTGCCTTTACAGGCAGACGGGATCAGGCTATTAAATTTGCCAACATCGGGGTACAATTTGCCAGAAGGCACAGTCTTTCGGGATGGCGAGTTCTTAAAAATAGTTCTGCCAAACTTTGCTTATGTAGAAGGTGTTTCGGGAACTGGGACGGTTGGCAGTGTCACAATAGTGACCAACAACTTCCAAGGAATATTTGCAACAGCTAGTGTAGGAACGGTAACGGTGACTATTTTATGAACTTTAATCAATTTAACCCCGTAAGGCCCGTATGAGCTTCTTTGACAGTTTAATAGACACACCAACTTATCAATCTCAAATAATGTCGAGACCAGCTGGCGCTCCTCAAAGTGCGTTGCCACAGCAACCAATGCCTCAAATGCCAGCGCAAGGCATGGCAAAAGGTGGATTGACCGCTGCCAATGAGAATATCAAGCAAATACAGATAATGAAAGTAATTGCTAATTACTTTAAGAATAAGGGTTTACCCGTAGATAAAGCAATGGCTGGAGTACAGAAGGAGATTGAAAATGGTCTCCAGTTAATTCCATTTGAGAGCTCAGTTATGGGATTTAAGCCATTAGGAAAAGGCGTAGCTCAGATTCATTTCTTTACGGTAGGATCAATGAAAGATCTTGCTAATGATATGGAGTACTTTTATAAGTACCTAAAGAACAAAGGCATTAATACGGTTTATGACTCTATTCCAGCACCGATAACAATTCAAATGTTCCAGCAATTGGGGGCAAAGGTAATGCGGTCTGATGATCCTAAATACAAGTTTAAGGCGAATATATGACAATAGTCGCACTAAAGCCTAAAGAGCCTTCTCTCCTAGAGCAGAAGGTTAATACGCTTTACGAGGCAGCTATTGCCCAGCCTCAGATTAAGTGCGAAGAGAAGCATCATTTTGGACCTAACATTTATATCAAAGAAGTGACCATGCCAGCGGGTGCTTTAATTATTGGCAAGCACCATCGCATGGAGCATCTGTGCAATATGGTGTCTGGTCGGATGAAGATCTTATTGGAAGACGGCACAACTCAAGAATTAGTAGCTCCGATGACATTTATGGCTAAGCCAGGTCGCAAAGTGGCTTACATCATAGAAACAGTAGTCTTTCAGAACATCTATTCCACTCCTGAAACGGATATAGAAAAGCTGGAAAATATGTGTGTAGATAACTCAAAACCTCTGTTAGAGGGAGGAAAATAATATGGCATTCGTTGCGGTAGCAGCCTCAGTAGGCACGGCAGTAGGACTAACTGGATTGGCAGCCACTATTGGCGGTGGCGCTTTGATTGGTGCTGGCGTTGGTGGTTTATACAGCGCCGTTACTGGTGACGGAGATATCTTAAACAGCATGCTCACTGGCGGTCTTATTGGCGGTGTTGGTGCATTTGGACTTAATGCTTTTGGAGTAGGCGCTGGCGGTGCAGCAACGGGCGCAGGTGGAGCAACTGGCGCTGGCGGTAGTGCGTTAGCAAGTCAGGCAGCAGCCCCAGCAGCAACGGCAGTCAATACTGTAACCCCAGCCATGCAAGCAGCTGCCTTGGATGCAGCAGCCGTAGCAGAAGGATCAACTGTTGCTGGTATGGTTCCAGCAGCTAATACAGGACTAGCAGCTAATACTGTGATTCCAGCCAGTATGCAACTTACTCCCGCAGCTCAAACCGCAGCAGCTGGTTTAACTGGTAAAGAAATGCTTGGCTATGGTCTAGCTGGAACTACAGCCCTATCTTTACTTGGTGGCAAACAAAAGGGTCCAGGCGCTGGTCAAATGCCTGATCCAGGCATGGTTCGCCCATTTGAATACAGTTCTACACCAACAACGCCTACAGGTGACTACCCATCTCCATACGCTACGGCAAGATATGAGACATCAGGTAATCCAATTCTAGATACTAGAGAGCGCAATTACTTTACTCAGGACTTTGCTGCGATGCAACCATATTCAGCAAAGACTGGTGCTATTAATCCTAACGTACCTTTACCATCTAGTAATCCAATTACTGCTGCTGGCGGTGGCATTATGAGGAACTATGATGATGATCTAGGCGGCGATTACTCCGCCATGGGTATGGATCAAGGCAATCTGCAAAAAGGTTTATTTGGCATGGGATATGCTAATGGTGGTCGAGTCAAAAAATATTCTTTTGGTGGTTTAGCACTGATAGAAAATTTAATGCGTCAAGCAGAGCAAGGGCAAATGCCTAAGTATCAGTTTGACCAAGGAACACAACGATATAACACTGTTAACCAACCTGCAATGGGCGCTGCTCCATCTTTAGGTGGATATCGCTTTGATCCAAATACGGATCGTTATTCTACAAATCCACAACCAATGGCAGCTGGTGGTATGACTAGTTTAGGAGGGTACTCAGATGGAGGTAGGATGCTTAAAGGTCCTGGTGATGGTATGTCTGATTCTATTCCTGGGGTTATTGGTAACAAACAGCCCGCACGATTGGCTGATGGGGAGTTCGTTGTCCCAGCGGATGTAGTAAGTCATCTAGGGAACGGCTCTACCGATGCGGGTGCTAAGCGCCTGTATTCTATGATGGATAAAGTTCGCAAAGCTAGAACAGGAAATAAGAAGCAAGGTAAGCAGATTAAAGCCCAGAAGTATCTTCCTGCATAAATGTTACAGAGCGCCCAGTCATATGAAGCCAAGCAAAGAGCCGCACAAATATTGCTTGAACATGTGGGCGTTCAACCTTGCGGTGATTTAGAAGCCTTGTTTTGGGTAGATGAAGAGAATAAAATTGAATGGGTAGTAGGGTTTACGGCTTTTATAGGAAAGACTTGCCAGATGCACGTTATAAACCTAGTAGATTCGTATACCCCAAAAGGGTTGTTATTTGGAGCATTTGACTTTCCCTTTAACTATCTAGGCGTAGAGA